TGGTAGTCTGCCTATGGGCAAGGATGTAGTACATTACATTGGTGATGAGGAGCCTACTAATGTAAATGCTAATGGTAATGAGAGAGTAGGTATATACAGATTTTATAGAGCAGCGAAGGATGATCACAAGTATAGTCGTGATCCACAGTTAATAAAGAGAGATTTCGGTTGCGAAAACGAAAGTTGGCAACGTGCTGCTTCGGGATATAACCCTGAACCACGTAAAGGGTCACCTGTAATGTACATTATGTTTGCACAGGTACCTAATTCAGTACCTCTTAAAGCATTTTACTCTCATTGGCCCGATGATACCCAGTTATGTGCTGGTACAAACGTCCCTACTGGGTTACAGGGGGTAGGTTGTGGTAGAAACAAGTATAAAGAAGTAGATACTTTAGGATATGTCTTCACTTCAGAGGCAGATGCACGTGCATATTGCTCTCCTGGTGAGGATCCATACCCAATTTATGAGTATTTGCACCCAGATCCAGATCATTTCTATACTATAGATCCTTCAGTAGAGGTTAGATTAGCAGATAATAGTCCTATTGCACCTAAAGAGTCGTTAGATAAGTCATACAGTTACCTGGGGATCATAGGATGGGGTTATAAGACACGTGCGTTAGATAGTCCAACTGATCTCATCCTTGATATTGGTAAGATTGGACCTACTGGACAGTGTATTGATAAGTCTGATTGGTATGATTATTCCTGGGGAGACCAATTAGACTATGATGAAGATGGTGGTGGATGGTCTGAGTTCATGTATCGTCAGATGCGTGACTCTAGTGGTGCTAGTATAGAAGGTCCACCTAATGTTAATGGTTGGGGATGGCCTGATAATGTAGACGTAGAAGATAATGAAGCACTATTCGAGTGGTCATATGGTCTAAGTGGTGCTGTAAAGGGTGCTATACCACGTTTCCTTGGATTTGAGGATATGTATGACTCCCAGTTTGTATTCTATTTGTATGATACGACTAACCCTTGGAATGGTCCTATATTCTCCTCACAGTATATTCTAAGTAATGCTCAGTGTTGTCCTAATACTACTGACCCTGAAGGATGTCCTCACTGTGCTCCTGTATGGACTTACCACAGTCACTTCTATGAGATTAATGCAGATGTATGGAATACTACTAAGACTAACTTATCCATACATGATTCTGATAGTGAGAATGTAAATGAATCATTCTGGACTGTAGATACTGATACACCTATTGTATTCTTCCGTTATACTACACGGACTGGTGACTTTAAACCAGGTGAGCAGATCAATGGTTGGGATATAGTTACAGTATATTATTTCGGTGATGAGCTCAAGTGTGGAATAATGGAGCTTACCTGGGATGCTTCTAAGGATAATGTATGGTATGTTAACCCTGCTGCTGTTGCTTGGCGTATTACTGACAGTAGTAATGCGGAAATAACCAATTCAATTACAGAAAGAGGAGCTTGGGTAGGTGTAGGTACTCCGACTAACCCCGCAAATGGGTGGACATCACATATGAAGTCCTACGGTATATACCCTTCAGTGCCAGATGATCAGGTAGTGGATCCCCTTATTGGTGTATGGCAAGTGCATACTGCGTCATTTACCATCCCTAGCTCTGGAGACTATTCCTTAAGAATAGAGTCTGATAACTACGGTTACATGAAGATTACAGACCCTGGTGGAACTGTGCTAGTAGACAGGGAGATTAATTACTCTAATGGTGTGGGTAATGAGACTTTCCCTATGACACTAGGTGCAGGCACTTACACTCTAGAGACTAGGGTTAAGAATATTAATAGAGATGCTAATCCCACTCCGTTTACATACGATCAAGAATTCACATCTGCCAACAGTGCTGAAGCAAAAGTATTAGCAGGATACGGTATACCTAATAAGTCTGCATTCTGTGGCACATATGAATTTCCTAAGAAGATCTCCTATTGGAAAGTAGAGATAGATCCTAAAGCACTTATACCGCACCGCAATATGGATGAGGCAAAGTTAGAAGCGGTAGTGGGAGATGATGGTACCATAGTTGAGGTAATAATTATCAATGGTGGTAGAGGGTACGTAAGTCCTATGATTAAAGTAATGGATCCGCAGGGTCTTGATGAATTCTCTGCTAATGATAGTGCAGAGTTTATGGCAGATAAGTTGGGAATGGATCCTGATTATGAAAAGGCACTGGCAGATGAGCAAAAAGAAGATTTATCATACACTACTAGAGATTTAAAAACATTTGCACGGAGATGGGAATCAGCAACTGGAGTAGTTAATACAGAGGATAAGAATAATGATCTATACAAACTAGCACCAGCAGAAGTTGAGATAACAGAGCTCTCTGCATTAGGAGAGATTAAGAATGTGCGTGTTATTGACGGTGGTGCGGGTTATAGTCAGGCGAATAACCCTATAGTGCATGTGGTGGATCCTGATAAGATTAAGTTTGAGGGTGTTGAGGATAGTCAGGGTAATTTCCAAGCAGGTGGAGAGCAGTTACTAGCTTCCAACTTAAAGATGGAAGATGCGTGGGGTAAAGGTTTCTCTGGTGGGGGTACAAATAACTCTGCACGTGTAGAATCTCCAGCTTGGACTGTAGCACCAATGTCTGCAACTATAGATCAAGGAGGATCTAACGTTAGGGAGATAGTTGGAGAGAGTATGAATTATAGTCCTAATACTCCTGCGAATAATGCTACTCAGGTTTATGTGGAAGTGCCTGATAGTTATATTCGTGCAGCAGCAGATGGTATAGATGATGATGTAACCAAGCTCTGCTTTAACTTACCTCCTGAATGTATTGAGATTAATGCTAAGGCAAACCTAAAAGCAACTATGCCTGATGCTCAGACATTCATGTATGTTGCTGCGAATGATGGTGTTAAGCAATTCCAAGATGGTAACTTTGCACAGGCACAGGATGCTATAAATCAGGTAGATACCTTTAGTGATAATATGTCTCACCTCTATGGTCCTTTTGGTAAGAAGGAATGTTTAGAGGTTGCACAACCTAGACTATACAATATTACTAGATGGTTTGATATGCCTTGTGCTTACTTGGATGCTAATGAGGAGGGTGAGAGAAAAGCATTTGGGTGGTTGCCGTATAAGTATTGTGCTTCACAGCAGAAAGAAGCAACCTTCAGAGTATCAATGGAAATAGAAGGGTATGTGGGCGGTAGTCAGGGTCCAGCATTTATGGATTTCATACATGAGATGCCTCCTCCTCTTCTACAGCAGAAGAGAGATATAACAACTAATGCTGGAGAGAAGACATGGAAGTGTAAGAGGAGTAGTATAGATGGTAGATGTTACAGGGATCCTCAAGATCCTGGTAACATGGTCTTTGTTCCTGTGGGGTTAGATGAAAACACTTACGACTACAATAGATCTAACTATACAGAACTGGAACAGTTACAGATGTGGGCAGGAGATAATATTACCAGTAGTGCAGCAGTGCAAACATGGTTAGGTCACCCTACGGCAGGTGACCCAGCAGGTACACCGCATTCTGTAGATTATACTGCATTAACCGTAGCATCATGCACTAACAATGTACCACCTAATGAATGTTGGGATACATACGTGCGGGGAGTTAATGCATCTGATGGTCCTCTTACTGTATTCTGTGGTTATGATGCAAATGGTAATGGTTTAGCAGGTCAGACTTATTGTCAGGTACCTCAATTACAACCTAGTAATACTTGTCTAGCACTAGATAAGTGTATGGATGCTTCTATTGCTGTTAATCCTAAACGTATGAAAGGATCTGGTGCTTCTGCTAGATTACAACTCGGTGCTTATAATGGCAAAATGACTGTAAGGAATTGGTTAACTGGTGGAGTTATCGCACTGGGTAGGTCCTTGAAGAATTATGGTAATCCATTCTTTGATGAATGTAACGAGAGTGAAAATTGGACTGATGGTACCACATTAAACGATACTATATTCCCTAAGAGGTTATAACATGGCATTTGGATATCTCTTACCAGTATCATCTCTAAATGGACTACCTTGTAGTGGTCATGGATTGTGTTTACCGTCCACTATTCACTCTGTGCAGTCTTGTGGTAGTACACCAATACCATATTCTATCGTAATTAAGGAATATACTTGTTGGTGGCCTCCTCAACCACTAATACCAATCTTTCCAGTAACCCCATATAGGGCAACTGTGCAGGTAAATCGTATTCCTATTATGTTACATGGGGATACATTTCAACCGCATATAGCAGTATGTACTAATATTATTGTGTACATGTGTCCTTGTGGTAAATCAACATGTCCAACACCCACTCCAATCCCTTGTAGCACCCTTACAATCGAAGATGGAGGTGGTGTGGGACATACTAGGATCCTTATGGCAACAACTTTAACAGTATTTGCTCTGAAATTACCAATTGCTCGTATCTTAGACCCTCTAGGAGTTGGATTTTCAGGATTTAGTTACCCTTGTTCATCAGTGGTTGCGTGGGGGCATGCAACTGTGCTATCATCATAGTAGTTTATTAATCAAAAATGGCATTATACGGAGCAACAGGTGATTATCAAGCACCTCCAGCAAAGAAAACAAGGCAAGGTAACTCTAAAAACACAAAAATTGCTGCTTCTTCTCGTAACGTAGCAAAGAAAAGGTATAGGGGTCAAGGTAAATAGTCGGAAAACCCTATAAATAAAAGATATAGTGATAAATATCTTTAAAAGTAGAGACGCATGCCTGGATACAGATTCAGATCTGAGAAATACGTCAGTAGAGGATTTAAAGACTTAGCGGTTTCGTTTAACCCTAATCCTTCCACTGGAGATTTTGGCGTGGTTAAGAATGAAAATGCAATAAAACAGTCAGTAAGGAATCTTTTACTGACTCAATTTGGTGAACGTCCTTTCCAAGACAAGATTGGGTCTCAGGTTAGGATGCTTTTATTTGAACCATGGGATCCATTCTCAGTGGATTCTATGAAAAATGAGATATATAACTGCCTAGCAAGACTAGAACCAAGAATTCAAGTCACTGGTGTTGATGTTCGTGATGATTCCGATATAAATTCAGTACAAATATCGATAAACTACACTATTGTTGGAGAGCAATTAGTGCAAAATATCGATTTTCTCCTAGAGAAGGCATAAAATGGCAGCCATTCCATCACAATTAACGTCGTTAGACTTCTTTGAAATCAAAGAATCGATCAGATCATACCTAAGAACTAGAAAAGAGTTCTCAGATTATGATTTTGAGGGTAGTTCTGCTTCATATTTGATTGATATTCTAGCGTATAACACATATTACACTGCTTTTAACGCTAATATGGCGTTGAATGAAGCATTTTTAGAGACTGCAACGGTCAGAGATAACATTGTAAGGATCGCAAAGCAGTTAAATTACACTCCAAGGTCAGTAAAATCACCTAGAGCATGTGTAAAATTGGTCGCACAGACAACAACATCATTAAATGGGACAACTTTTCCAGAATTTGCTACTTTAAGGAAGGGTGATGTCTTTGTTGCAGACAATGATTATGATGCTTATACCTTTGCATTGACAAATGACATCCAAGTGTCTGTTGATAGTGGCACTGGTAAGGCAACTTTTGATAATGTTTTGGTTTATCAAGGAAATTTGATGACCTATAACTATACAGTTGACTATACTAAGAAGCAAGACTACATTATTCCTGATGAAAATGTAGATACTGCTCTTTTAACAGTAAATATTTCTCCAACTGCTCAATCTGCTGAGAAAGATACCTATAGTCCTGCTAAAAATGTCACAAATGCTGATGGTACTTCCAGAATTTACTATTTGGAAGAGACAGATGACCTTAGATATCGTATAGTTTTTGGTGATGGGTCAATTGGACGTAAATTAATCGATGGTGAATACATTACTATCTCATATGTGTCTACAGATGGGGTAGAAGCCAATGGTGCAAAGGGTTTTAACTTTGTTGGTAACGTAGTAGACAGTGATTTAAGGAATATTGCACCTTCTAAGATAAGTCTAAGCACGAAAGACGCTGCTCAGGATGGTGAAAACCGTGAATCGCCTCTTTCAGTCAAGTTTAGAGCACCTAGAGCGTATGCTACCCAAAATAGGGCGGTTACAGAGAATGATTTCGAGCATATTGTCTCTGAAATCTATCCTCAAGCAGCATCAGTGACTGCTTTTGGTGGTGAGAAGTTATCTCCACCTGTTTATGGTAAAGTTTACGTTGCAATTCGACCAAAAACAGGAAATAAGCTCAATGAGACGACAAAACAGAAGATAAAAAACGATTTGAAGAAATATTCAGTCGCTTCTATCGAGCCAGTCATCATTGACCCAACATCTTACTACGTTATACCTAAATCTTACGTTTACTACAACGGAAATGACACCAATTTGACTGGATCTGAGTTAGGTACTAAGGTTTTACAAGGAATTGACCAATTTAACAAGAATGGTCAGACAAATAGGTTTGGTGGACGTATTGATGGGTCTAAATTTGGATCTATGGTTGATAATGCTGATACTAGCATCGCTGGTAACGTTACACAAATGACTTTAGGTCAAAATCTTGATAAATTCACTTTTGGTAACGTATTTACCCAATGTTTAGATTTTGGTAACCCACTTTATGATCCATCTGGTTATGCTGGTACTCCTGACACTGGATCTGGTGATGGTGATGGAGGTACATGTAGTTCTGATGCTGATTGTCCTAGTGGATACGTTTGTGTCGATGGTACCTGCGTACCTTCGGGTGCTGGAAGTGGAAAATGTCTTCCAAACTTCTCTGTAGTCAAATCTGGCACATTTTATGCTACTGGTTACACTGAAGATCTTGTAAACTTGACTTTGACTGATGGAGCAACCTCTGCTGCTGTAGCATCTCCTGGTTTATCCACAAATGTCACTAATCAGGTATTGGTACCTGTAAATATAAGAGATGATGGTCAGGGTAACCTAATTATGGTTACAACTAGGGATGAAACCGAATTAGTTTTAAATCCTTCTGTAGGATCTGTAGATTATGGTAGTGGTCAAGTATGTGTTGGTCCTTTAGCGATTCAAGGCACTCCAGATGACACTACAAGACTTCCTATTCAAGTATTACCTGCTGGTGGATCTATAACCATCCCACCAGGAGTTGATCCAACAATATTCAACCCAGCAGTCAATCCAATTGACTATACAATCAACGATATTGCTATTCCAACCTTCGATCCGAATAACTTTAGTGGTTATAACTTCGGTGACACAACTGGCATAAATATCATTGATTATCCAACGGATACATTTACATATCCAGTCAGCGAATCCTGTTTCTAAGATAGATGCCGATTACAAAGAATATCAACGTCTCTGATAGAGTCGAGAATCAGTTACCCGAGTTCATTCGTTACGAAGATCGACAATTAGTCAACTTCTTGTTTGAATACTATAAGTCTCAGGAAAAAACAGGTAGACCTTACGATATACTCAATAATTTACTGAGATATCTTGATCTTGACAGCTATACCTCTGAGCAGCTTGCAAGTGCAACGCTTTTGCTCAAAGATATCGGTGTGTACGATAATAAGATTGAAATTGAGGGTATAGATGGATTCCAGGAGCAAAATGGCTCCATAATGATTGATAATGAGGTAATTTACTATGAAAAGGTCACTCGTGGTCCTGATGTTATCATTACTCCAGGAATTTCATATCCACAGTTTAATAAGAAGAAGCAACAGCTAGAAAACCCATTTCCACTCTTTGATGGAGTTGAAACTACCTTCCCATTAAGCTTTTTAGGCACTCCAATTGCTCCACCTTCAGCAGAGCACCTAATTGTGATTGCTTACAACACAATGATGGTACCAAACGTAGATTACTTCGTTGAAGGTCTTAATATACGTTTTGCAGAAGCACCTAGAGATCAAGTTGGTGCAGATAACTCAGAATTCACTTCAATCACTTATTTGGTTGGATATTCTGATCAAATCATCAAAACTGCTGATGCAATCCCATATCAAGAGTGGGAAGGCACAAAATACTATCCTTTAAGAATTAATACGCAATCTTACACTCCAACATCTGCAATTGGACTGGTAATTAAGAAAAATAATAGATTACAAGTACCATATGACGATTTTACCGTTTTTGAAGATAAAGTCGTTTTCAAAAATGAAATTGGAGCTGCTGATCAGATTCATATTCGTTCTGTTGAATATATTCCTCCTAGTTACGGTTCAGGAGCAACAGCAATTGCTAAGGTTGCTGATGATGGCACAATTGAGTCTTTAATTCCTAAAATTGGTGGATCTAAGTATAGAATTGACTTTGCACCCAAAGTTACCATTACTAGTAAGGTTGGAGCGAATGCAACTGCTAGATCATTAATTGGTGGTATAAAAGACATCAATTTGATTGATGGTGGTCAAGGTTACTCATCATACAACCCACCAATCCCTGTTGTTGCTGGTCCTACCAATCCTAATGGTACACCTGCTCAATTAAGTCTTACAGTCAATGATACGACTGGAATGGTTGATAGTTTGACTATTACTAACAGTGGTAGTGGTTATGACTTCATTCCTGCTATATCATTCAAGAATCCTGGTGGTGCAATTATTGGTGATCCTACTATTGACTCTGAGGGTAGAGTTAACATAGGAAGTATACTTGTTACCGAAATGGGTAGTGGATATAGCAATCCACCACTAGTTTACATAGATGAGGCTCCAGATGGCGGTATTAATGCTCAAGCGATATCCAGGATCAACCAAGACGGTCAGGTATACGAAATACAAATTACCAATCGTGGTAGAGGGTATGTTACTCCTCCTCGTGTGGCAATTATTAATCCTATCGGTGCTCAAGTCCTTGATGTCACTGTAGCATCTGGATCAGTCACAAATATCGAAATGTTGACTGGTGGACAAGGATATACTGATGCACCTTCTGTTTATATCGTAGATGATAGAAAAGACGGATATGGAGAGCCTATAGGTGGTACTGGTGCTGAAGCAGCTGCTACTATCTTTAATGGTGAAATTACAGATATTAATATCACTAATTTTGGATCTGGATACTCAGAATCAGAACCTCCTAAGATATACATTGCAGAACCAAAATCAGCAAGGGCATCTGTAGATGTTGGGTTTGATCAAGTAACAGGATTTGATGTACAAGAGTATGGATCAGGATACACTTCTAGTGCCTTCCTAGGGTGCTCTAGAGGCGTTTCTGGACCTGTTGCTTACGATAACCTTCATAATGAGATATATGCTGGAGAAGCAGCATTAAGGCAGTCAAATCACCTTGAAGGTGCAAATGTAACTAACCTTGACTCTCTATTCATTAAAGAAGTATTTGATAAGTTTAGAAGGCAGTATTTACCTACTTTGGACATTGATTTCTCCAAAGTCAACCCTGTACAGGTTATTAAAAATATTAGTGATTTTTATATCTCTAAAGGTACTAAATTAGCAACTCAATATCTCTTCAAAATCTTGTTTGGTGAAGATGTTGATCTTTACTATCCAAAAGACGAAATTATAAGTCCATCTCATGCTACTTGGGTTGTAGACACTATTTTACGTGCCGAGTTGATATCTGGGGATCCAATAAACCTAATTGACTCCCAAGTTAACCAATATGCAGATGAAGTAGACTCTAGTGTTACTGCTGCATCAGCATTGATCGAAAACGTCATTACCATCATTGAAGGTACTGATACAATCTATGAATTGGCAATATCTGAGGAAACCTTAGCTGGTAACTTCATTATCCCTTATAAGACTCGTCTAGTTGAGCCTCTTAGTACAACTGGTCAGATTATAACCGTTGACTCCACTATTGGATGGCCCGAAAGGAATGGTACCATTAGAATCAATGATGTAGAGACAGTCCAGTATAAAGAGAAATCCCTAAACCAGTTTATCGAGTGTACTCGTAGTAAAAATGGAGTGGTTGAAGATTGGGATCCTGGTACTATAATTCAGTCTGATATTTTCGTATATGTCAATAAAGACACTGCAACAGAATGTAAGTTAAGGATTTTAGGTATTGCTGAAGCAGGTACCACAGTACTAAACGATACTGGTAGTTACTACCTTGGTGGAGATAAACTGAAGGTTGCGAACCTTGGATCGACTGCTGAGGAGTTAAGACTCCAATCTTGGTTATATAACGTCAAGAAATTGATTCAGGTTGGTACTATTACTCCTGGCGGTGTTAATAACCAGACTGCTACTGTAACATGTAATAACCCACACGGTCTATTGGTATCCGACCAAGTTACGATATATGGTGCTAACCCTGTTGTGTACAACGGCACATTTACTGTAACATCAAGAATTGACCAATTTACCTTCTCATATCAGATTAACGTACCAACCGACCTCATACCAGCTGGTAATATTTTGCTATCGGTTGATTTGAATAGAGGTAAGTCTGATACTACGTCTATCAACAATGTGGTTAGTGAATTCACTACAAACATTCAAAACTCATTCTTTAACGATGATTACGTTTATGTTGCTGCATCTGGTCTACCAAACTATAAGATAGGACCATTTACAGGATCTGCTTTAATTCCAGGTAACCAAAGAAAATTACTTAGATTCCCTAGAGTAGTACAAACTATATCTGAAAGAAAGACAATTGATCCAGGAACACCAATAGGTGCTTGGGTTAATGGTGTTTCTATTTGGTCTTACAAATCTAGAGAATTTGTGCAGTATGGACCTCTTACTGCTGTAACTGTTGATAATGTGGGTGAAGGATATGATGCTGGTGCTAAACCCAACGTGGAAATCACTGGGGGAGGTGGTACAGGTGCTACTGCTGAAGTTGTTGTTAATGGTAGTCTAACCTCCTTTGATATGGTTACTGAAGGTAGTGGTTACACAGAATCACCTCTTGTATCGATTGTTGGTGGTAATGGTAGCGGTGCTACTGCACAAGCAGTTATTACTGGTGGTAGAGTAACAAGAATACTAGTTGAGCAACCAGGAACGAATTATACTACACAACCCCTAGTTTCTATCACAGGTGGTGGCGGTAGCGGGGCAACTGCTACTGCTAACGTTCGTGGTGCTATTCAGAGTGTTAATGTTACTAATTTTGGTAGCGGTTATACTTCACTTCCAAAGATCAAAGTTAACTCTGGTGAAGGTGCTTTAGCACAACCAATCGTTATTAATGGCAGAATCGTTTCTATCGCTATTATTAACTCTGGTGAATCTTATACAACTGCTCCTAACGTTATTATTAATGGTGATGGATTTGGTGCTATTGCTAAAGCAACTATTGGCACGATTGGAGAAGATAGAGGTCGTGTATTAGGAATAACTATCACCAACAGGGGTATTGGGTATACACAGGGAATGACCACCGTTAGACTCGAAGCAGTGGGTCAATTAGCGTCATTTACACCTACTGTATACCAGTGGAATAAAAATCTTCAATATGATCTATCTGATAAATTTGACTTTGCAAGAGGTTATGTATTTACTGGATATAACAACCAGTTTGGTGGTGAATATGCTCACCTATCAGATCCTAAAGAATTAAGATATGTTGTTGGTGATAACGTATTTTTAAACCCTGTTACCCAACTCTTCCAAGAAGTTGGTGCTAACTTTGAGCACTCACCTATTATTGGTTGGGCATTTGATGGTAACCCAATATATGGTCCATATGGATATATTGATCCAACTGATCAGAATAGTGGTGTTAGAAGGTTGCGTACTTCCTTCAAATTGAAGGAAAATGTTGTATTTGATGCTGCTACCAATCCTGATCCTGCTAGGGTAGATGGTCCTCCTATTGCAACATACGCTGCTGGTACATTTATTGATGACTACTACTATGACTTCCAGTCTGGTGATTTAGACAACTATAATGGTCGTTTCTGTAAGACTCCTGATTTCCCTGATGGAGTTTATGCTTACTTCATTACTATCGATGCTAGTGATGCTGGTCTTCCTGAATTCCCATATATCATGGGACCACAGTTCAACTCATTACCAGATAACTGGAACTTCTCTCAGGCAGCAACACAGGAGAATATTCCTTCTGGAGTTGTCCGTTATAGAGATCCATACACAGATGTTGATATTGATGTTGATCGTCAACCAAACCAAGAGGCAGATGTCCTTACTACTGAAATAGAAGGATATCCTTTAATATTTGAAATTCAAGACTCTAATAATGACGGTTTAATTGATGCTAACGAGCAACAAGAAATATTAGAGATGTCCGAAGAGGCAACTCTACAAATCTATGATTACTTCCCAAGAGTATCAGAAGAGTCTAGAGTTGACATTGAAGTTGAGACAACTACTCAGTTTGAGAATGCTCAGATTGATGGATTTGTTATTGAAAACCCAGGTATATCATATCAGGTAAATGATACTGTATTCTTTGATAATGAAGGTACTAATGGATTTGGTGCTTCTGCACTTATTGAATCTGTTAAAGGTCAGAAGATTACTGGTTATAGTAAGGAGATCATTGGTGACCGTCCTTATGGTAAAATCACTACTGAACTCGACCATGAATTAAGACAGCAAGACGAGATTATTGTAAATTCACGTCCTGTCATCGATAACACTAATAAGACCTATAGAGTTAAGGTTGTTGCTGGTGTTGAAAGAATTAACGTAATTCAAGCAGGTACTGGATATAATAACGATATTCCACCTACATTCGAGTTGATAACTGCTCAAGGTACAGATGCAGCGTTGACATTGAATCTTGAGAATACAGGACAGATTAACAGTGTTAATATTGTTAACTCTGGTAATGGGTATGATTTAGACAACCCACCACAGATTAGGGTATCACATCCACAGCAGTATAAGAAAACTCGTTACTGGATTGCAGAATACTATGAGGCAGCTGGTCAAGTCACTATACATGATAGTTGGACTACTGCTGAACGTACCACTTATATCTGTGGTAGTGTCTTAGAGACAGACGGTGATCAAGCAGCAATTCTTGTCAAATTTGACGATCTAGGCCAAAAGATTTGGGAGAGAAATCTACTACCTCAAAATGCTGGTGTTAAGAAGGGTGAATTCATCAAAATGTATATTGATGAATCTAATGAGAATGATGTAATATATCTTGTTGGTCAGACTTATAATCCTAATGATGCAGCATATAATCCTGATGTATGGTTAGGACAATATGAATCTGGATTTAACAATGCTAACGCACCAGATGGTATTCTACAGTGGCAGAAAGCAATTGCTGGTATATCTGGATTATCAAGAAGAGACTGGGTAACAAGTATTGCATTAGATCAAGATAAGAGAATTTATATTGCAGGTTATACAGATAGTAACTCACCCGATCCTAATGATATGTGGGTTATTCAGTGTGATCTTGATGGTGATCTAGTAGAGAAGAGAAAGATTGCATCTGCTGATGATTCAGAAAGAATGGATCAGATCCAATGGATATCTGATGATAGATTCTTCTTTGTTGGTGTTAATGATCAGAATGATGATTGCTTATTTGGTGTATTCTTCTATGATGGTGCAAACATCGAGATTGAGTATATTAGACAGATACCTACTGCTGGTGGATATGTAAGAAACCCAGAGTTTGCTATTGATGAGTATAATGATGTTATCCTAATCTGGGATGTATATAACGGTGCTACAAGTAAGTTTGAGAAAATACAAGTTAATAAGTTTGCACTAGCAAATGCAAATAGTAACTGGGAATGGAGTAAGACCCTTACTATTTCTGGTAATATTGATGGTATCAATCATGCTGGTGTTAATGTAGATGTCTTTGGTAATTACAGTATAGTAACTGATGTCCAAGAATCAGAGAATCAAAGATATGCTGTAATACATTACATCAAATATGATGGTAATGTTATTAAAGAAACTAAGATTGATGACATTAACAGTGTAGGTATTCATGCTAAAAAACATACTGTTGATAATTCTGGAGACTGCATTCTTGTAGTAGATCGCAGACAACCAGATCAAATGGCATCATATCGTTTCAATAACGATGCTGATATTGATGAGGATACTACTAAGCAAAATCTAGTAACTCCAACATTCCAGTCTCCTGGAAATGTATCTATTGATACTGCTGTTAAGAGGTTTGGTAATGGATCACTTAAGTTAAGTGCTCCAACAGCTGTTAAATTCCCTGGTTATGCTCTACAGAATAAAGAGTGGAGTTTCCAAGCTTGGATGTCTGTTGCTAGTGCTCACCATGCTACTAATACAAAACCACTTCTATTTGATGTAACACCTATAGGTGGTGATTCTATTCAAGTGGAATTGGATGGAGATTCTGGAAGTGGTAATCATGAAAAGATAGTATTGTATATTAACTCAGTAGAAGTTGCTACCTCTGCTACTGCTGTTAACTGGACACTATTCGGATCTCAAGCTTGGGTGCATGTAACTTTCCAGAAGAGAGAAGAGTCTCTAGGATTATATCAGTATGAGGTATTCTTAAATGGTACTCTTGTAGTTAACTATCAGTCTACTTCTGACATAAGTGTCCAAGATGTAAGTATTGGTAAATATTCTGGTCCTGTTACAGGTAACTCTTTAGTTGGTTGGGTTGATGATCTTGTAATCGATAATGTAGCACCATATAACGGAACTTATACAGTCCCAACTGCTGAGATTCCTATTACTACATCTATCTCAGATTCTGCTTTAATTAAGTTTGATAGATTACATGATAAGAGAGATGCATATACTCTTAGTGGTCTAAACAAGTATGCTAATATTACATTCTCAGATGTTGAGCTCTCTACTACTTGGACTACTCTAACTGTTGCTGCATTAACTAACTGGGATGTTGGTGCTGGTGGTTTACAGATCTTGGATATGTCCCAGACTATTTCCACTTTAAATCCTGCCACTTATGCGTTTACAACTAATAAGACAGAGTATGCAACCAAGACTTCTACAATTCCATCACCTCTAGGTAAGAAACTTAATATCTCTGCTGATGTTATCAGTAAGTTTTATATGCGTGATGCATTGTATCAGAAGATTGATAACGTTAAGGAATTTACATTCACACAAGATGTTAAGTTAACTAAGCATTCTATACTTCAACAGTTTAATGAGAATGATGTCGTTACTGCATTTGGTACTATTGTAGATGTCCCTAATGCTGATTCTTTATCAAATCCTGGACTGGGCACTAAGTATAAGGTTGGTAAAGTATTTGGTACATTTAATAATACAGATAGGTATAAGACTGATATTGGTGATGTAAACCAAATTGCTGGAACATACTTCAGTGTTGAAGAACCTGAAATCCCTTGGGCAGCAGGTGTTGCAGTTGTAACTGGTGAAAAGAAATACTATGATAAGAAGATATATGAATCACAAGGTACTGGTAATACTGGTACAATTCCACCAACTCATACTGGTGGTGTAGTTAGTGATGGCGTTATCAACTGGGCTTTCGTTGATGATGCAGGTAAATTTACTGTTGACTTAACTGAGCATCCATATCCAATGCCTCAGTATCTTGAGAATGATATGCCTGAGTGGGATTCTGGTAAGTTATATGTTGTAGGTCAGAGAGTATGGCATAAGTTGAATGTATATACAGTAGCATCTGGTGGTGCTGGTGTATCTGGTACAACTGCTCCTGTGCATACTACAGGTAGTGATACAGATGGTGGTGTAACTTGGGATTGGGTATCAACATCAACTCCAATAAGTGACTTTGCTAGAACTCTTCCATATGATCTAGGTAACAACTATACAGTACAAATTGTAGAGATTCAACCTGGTTCATTATACATTCCAGAAGACGTTGTTTCAGTTAGTTCTGTTAATATAACTGAAGCAGATGATCAGAAGAGTGTAGTTATATCTGGATTTGCATCAGTTAAGAAAGTACGTGTCACTGCACGTCTTGAGAAGGATATCATTAGGTCTGGTGAGGTAAGGACTAATCTTGTTTATGCAACATCTAATACAGCACATAGATTCCTTGCTGATGAAATCATTTATGCTGAAGGATTCCAAGGTGATCAATTCAATGGATCATTCTTCATAGATCAAGTTATAGGATCTAGAGAATATACATTTGGTATTAGGGCAACTGCTGTAAGTGATCCTGCATTTAATGGTAATGCTATTGCTAATGTTAACATCTATGCGAAGCATCCAACTTTAGAATTTACTAGAAATCATCAGTATGTCTTTGACTTATCTGATACATCTAACCTAGGATACTACCTATCATTCTCTCAAGATAACCAGTATAAACTAGAATACTCATTTAATAACATTACAAGATCTGGCACACCAGGTATTCCTCTTGGTGGTGGTGCATATCCATTTGTTAAATTCTCTGTATTAGGTGAAGTTACCAATATCTCATACTATTTCGACCCATCTAGGACTGGTGATACTTCACCTGTTGGTGAAAATTCATTCATTGATGTTATAACAACTCCATTCCAAGGCACATTCAGTGTAGCTGAGATTCTAAGTGATACTGAATTTAGATTCCAATTACTTAAAGAGCCTGAGAGACAGAATGCTGAGGTTGGTACTGATGAATTTGATCAGGTATATTCATTCTATTCAACTACTTCTACCAGAGCAGTTGGTCCTATTAATACTATTCAACTAGTATCTCCAGGTGGTTTCTATCAGAAGTTACCTATCATTAGTGATATAGCATCATTCAGACAGATTGAGAAGATTACCATCAATGATGGTGGTACTGAATATGCTCCAGGTGTCTACTATGATGTCCCTGTTGCAGGTGATGGTGAAGGTGGTAAAGCAACTATTACTGTTGAATTTGATGCAGAGGTTGGATCAGGTACAATAACTAATGCTCAAGTAGCAGATGCAGGTAAAGGATATACTATTGCATCCATCGATATAGATTCTATTCCTGGAATCCTAGGTAGCACACTTGCAGGTTCTGGTGGATCTGTAAATGTTGTTATTCCTTCTGAAGGATCTGGTGCATCTGTATTCTTAACAGGTACTAATATTGGTAAGATTAAGAGACTGAAGAATAATGAATTTGGTTTCGGTTATTCACATGACTATACCTTAAAACCAGAGATTACCTTCCCTGTTAATTTACAACTCTTCAATACATCAATACTAAGTCAGATTAAGATAACTAACCCAGGTTCTGGATATACTTCTACTCCTGCTGTTGTTATTGAAGGTGGTGGTGGATCAGGTGCTGATGCAGAAGCAATTGTTAAGAATAATCGTCTTAGTGAGATTATTATTAAAAATAGTGGTGCTGGATATTCATCCGAACCAACGGTTACTCTAAAATCAGAATTTAACTACGTTGTTAACTTAGACCTCAACTATCTACAATTTAACTTCCCACATGGTATAACCACTGGTGCAGAAGTCCAATTCCGTGCTGATGTTATTGGATCTACAGAAGGTGAATTACCAAAACCATCTACCGCAGGTTTAACTAGTTTGGTTGAAGGACAGATTTACTATGCTATTGCTGGTGAAGCAGCTGGTTTAGAAACTGATCAGTTAAGATTTGGTCTTACACAAGCATCTGCATTAGCAGGAGCATTCATAACATTCTTGACTCAAGGATCTGGTAGACAAACACTTCTAACTGAGGTATTCGGTGGTAAAGCAGTTGCTGTTATCGAGACTTCAAGATTCTTAGAAGGAGAAGAAGTATTCCAAGGATCTGCAATAGAAAATCAAACTGCTATTGGTAAGGTATCCACTAACACTGGTTGGCAGATTGGACCCAAGATTCTTAAGGTAGTTGATTACACTGGTGATTGGGCTGCTGGTGAGAAGGTAACAGGTGTGATATCTAAGGCATCTGGTATTATTGATAACTTCTCAATTGCACGTGGTGTGTTAAATATCGGCTCCCTAACGAAGACACCAGGCCGATTTATTGATGACGTTGGTAAGCCTTCTGAGATTGTCCAGAAGATTCAGGATAGTTTCTTCTATCAGAACTTCTCTTATGTTGTTAAATCTGAGATTCCTATTACTGAATGGAAGACACAAGTATTAGAAAATAACCATCCTGCTGGTTTCAATATGTTTGGTCAGTTACAACTTACTGGTGGTAAGGACGTATCTGGAAGACGTATTGGTACTGAGTTTACGAAGAAAGTTAATATACAAAACTATAGTAATGTAAACCAGATTACATCATTCGGTGCTGCACAACCAATCTATACTGATTATAACAATACTGAGGTTCTATTCCGTAAGAAGCGTTTAACATCTTCTGAGGAAATCTTAACTTCTATCGTTAAGAAACTTGATGATATCTCAGGTCAGTTTGATGGTATTAAGAAACAATTCCCAGTTACTGTAGAAGGTGAAACTGTTATTATTAAAGAGAACCAGTTGATGATTACACTTAACGGTGTTATACAGTCACCTGGTGAATCATATCAGATTGTTGGTGGTAACTTAGTATTTGCTGAGCCACCTAAACCACCTTCTAAGGTTAACTATAGGACTATAGGTGTTACACCTACTACCATCTACAGAATTGAGCTTTATGACTCTGGTGGTAGCACTAACTTTGGTATATTCCCAACTTTAGGTCAGCAAGTACAAGGACAACAGTCTGATACTATTGCTACTGTTATTGACTCAGGTACTACTCATATAGACGTTATTAATCTAACTGGTACGTTTGATAATAACGAGCAGATTAAGAGAGGCGAATTGTTTGCTGCTTTAGTGCTATCAGTTACCCCACTTAATAGTCCTACCATATTTGAGTTTGGTGAAGCACTTACTAACCTTGATGGTGATACTGCATATGTTGAAGAGACTAACATTGATAATCAAGGTAATGTTAACGATAGACTTGTTGTAAGTAAGACTTCAGGTACTCCTAGGTTTGAAACTGGTATATTTGACTTTAGACTTAACGAGTACATTTATTCTGCCTCATCTAAGATAGCAGGCCAGATTACATTCATTCAACCTTACACTGATCCTATTAATGGTGAAGTTGTTGATGAATTAATCATTAATGCTGGATCTACTTTCTTCGGATTGCTATTTGAGCGTTTAGTTTCTCTAACTAACCCTAATGTCATCCTAGATGATATATCACAGTCTTCTATCACTCCAACTAAACTTTATGATTCTGAGAATAGAATTAATGCTGATTTCTTGAATTTTGAAGAAGTTAGAACTACTGAGGTTACATATTCACAATTAACTGGTGGTCTTCTTACTGATGGCATGGTTATCCGTAATAAGAAGGCATTTTACGGAAATCCAGTTTCTACTTTCCATACAATCGCTGCAAACAGATTCCTCGATGGTAGACGCAATATATTGAATAATAAGCAAGAAATTATCGATTTTGCTGAAGCAAGTATTGCAATTGACTATCCAGACTACTATTTCCCATCTGACGTTATTACTAACTCCTGGAGTCGATTTAAAGACGCTTACAGGATGATTCAGAAGAATAAGGCATTAATCGCTGGAATGGCGTTTGATGACATGAAAACTCAATATCCTTCTTCTTCAATTCCTTCAGATGCGAAATGTAAGCGAGATCTTGAATATTTCATCGATGCAGTTTCTATAGACATCTATGCTGGTGGAAACCGCTATTCTCGTAAGTTTGTCCAACAATACTTCGATACTAATGGAGTATTTGTTTATGTTGATGGTGAAAAGGCAGAAACACGTTTTGCTTATGAAAAAGCAAGAGATCGCATGAATGCAGCACTTGCTAACCAATATTCAGGTACAATTAGTGCTGTAAACTCTGGTGACTCTTGGGCTGCATATCAAGACCTTACAATCACTGCTGACCCTTCACCTGGCGATAATTACGGTTCAACTGGATCTAACACTGCAAATGATGATGCTGCAAACTGCTCAGACGTTCAAGCAGCAATTACAACTTTACATGAGTTTATTGACGAAGCATTGAATAATGCTAGTCTAAATGACATACCTACCGAAACAGGTGGCACATATTCACCTCATCAGGAGAAGTGCCGTCGTGACCTTGGATATTTCATAGATGCTATCGCTGATGACGTTGGACAAGGTGGTAACTATCAAACAGTAGAATTTACTAAAAAATTCTTTGATGCTGCTGGTGTGCCTTTAACTAATGGTATTGTTGGTGAGGAAGCAGAAGCAGTCCATGCCTTTACATCTGCTGGTACATTGATGTATAGAGCAATCAATAATCTAATGTATTGGAAGGATCTTAGTGGTCAAGGATATAACCTTAATGATCCTACTACTTACTCTGGTGGTAGTGCTCCTGCTAATACTTACGATCTTAACTATGCATCTGGTAATAATCAGGATATTAATAACTGTGCTAACGTTAAGTCTTATATTGATACCTTGAGATCCATTGCTACAACTGCAATGACAGCAGGTAATTTATCTAACGTTAATGCACTTGCATCAATTACAGACGGCACATTCCAAGCAAATGAAACTATTAGGACAACTAAGATTGGATATAAGAATAAGTCAATTGGACAGTTTATAACTGGTGATCAGATCAAGGGTATGACATCTGGAGCAGTATTCGCTTCAATTGGAGTTAATTCTGGTCTTAAATGGTTATTTGCTGGTCCTATCACTGGTACATTCCAAGCAGATGAATATATCACTAATTCTACTTTAACTTACACAAATTGCACTCAGAGTGTAATTGTTAAGAAGGCAGAATTGAGTGGATCTAAATCTATCTACATTCCTTCAAATGGAGCATTAAGTAGTCCTCCTTCAGAAGATTACGCTTTTGGGACTGGAGACTTTACTATTGAGGCATGGATCCGTCCTGCTGTTAATACTACGTCTCAAACACTATTTGACTTCCGTCGTTTAAGTGCTACTTCAGGATTGAGAATTATTCAAGATGCACAAGCAATTAAGGTTTATAACGGCACTACATTGATGGTATCTAGTGGTAACGTAGTAGTAACAACTGGACAGTGGATGCATATTGCTGCTGTTAGATCTTCTAATATTACTCAGTTATATGTTAACGGTGCTCAACTTGGTGGTAACTATACTGACAATAACGATTATGTCTATTCTGGACTTTATGTTGGTCAGGACTTTAACGGTGCTAATAATTGGTCTGGACATGTTGATAACGTTGTTGTTAAGAAGGGTATTGCTGCCTATGCAACTGGATTTACTGCACCTACTCAAATAGATTATACTCAAGATAATATTGTATTTGGTTTAGATGGTGAAGCACCATTCATACTTTCAACTGAAGAGACTTATGCACAATATAGTGGTCAGAGATCATCTTCTGCAACTTCTAAGACCATTGATTATGATGGATTAGCAATTATTGCTGAGGACGTTGATCTAGGTCGTCAGGAATATAGAGATTGTGCTGATATTATTGATCTCAACTCTTCCTATATTGCTGAGGAAGCAGTAGGTAGAATGAAGGCAGCATTTAGTGATTTCACTATTCGTGGTGATGTCCCTGCTCAAGGAATTACAGGAGGTACAAATACATGTATCAGAGATACTAAGGATTACATTCTTGGTGCTCTAATCAAAGACCTTAGAGAAGGTGGTAACTATCATACAATCTATGCTGCAAGAACTTATCTAACAGTTGGTGGTAAATTAGATTTCATTGGACAGGAAGTATTACAATCACTCTTTACATGGAATCAGGTAGCAGTATTAGCTAAGGAAGTTATTACATCTACTAGCACAGATTTAGGGGGCACATATAGCACTAGATTAAGAATACCTAATAACTTCTCATCTCCTGCATCAACACCAGTGCAAGATGAAATTAGTACTTTGATGACTGATCTTCTTAAGGTTATTGCTCCTAATGATCAGAGATTTAGAGAAGGTGGATATCAACTCTGGAGAAACCGTGACTATATTGCAGAAGAAGTTGCTGGATATATTCAAAACAAGTATCAGCAAACTATTAATGAAGTTGTCTTTGACTTCCTAGAAATGCCTGGATATGGTCAACCATATTGTGAGAGAGATATCAAGGAATTCATTATTCCTGCTGTAATTGCTGACCTAGTAACTGGTGGTACATATCAGACACAAGCTGCTATAGACAGGTATCTTGATGATCAAGGTAATATCCTTCATGTTGAGCATGAATTGACTGCATTGAATGATGCATTTACATATACTAAGATGCTTTCTATGAAGGCAATTAATAACCTTCTAATGTCTCCTGGTGAAGTTTCTGCTGGATTATTAGATAATGATGGAAATGCACTTGGAGTACCTGGATGGGCACAAGAAGAATATTACATTCCTCTCTATACTACTCAATCTGCATATAGAGATTCTACTATTGTTAAGGATTCTGAAGGGTATCCCAATACTGCTCAGAGAGCAAATAATGATAGGTATCTAGATGCTGCTGATATGATTTGGAATAACAAATCAGTTATTGCCAAGGAATGTGTCAGCATAATGAATGACCTTTCTAAGTATGAGAATTTACAAATTCCTGGTGGTCATGTTAACTGTGAAGATGATGTCTTAGACATGATTGAAGCAATGGTGCATGACATTCGTTTAAATTGTAATGAGAAGGTTTGGGATGCTGCTAATCTATACATCGAGCCAGAAGATAATTCACTTAAGCATATTGAGACTGAGTGGGAAGCATCTATTACTGTAGTTAAGATTCTAAGAGATATCTTGACTATGACAATGCGTAATGCATTTGGTAGAGACTATGATTATGAAGCTATAGAGGGATCTATCCCAGTACAAAGTTATAATCAGAATCCTAAAGAACTTCTATTTGCTGAGTGTGGTGATGCTATTGATGGAAACATCAGATATATCGCAGAGCAAGCAGTTGCTGCTGGATTAGTCCAATATCCAAACCTAGCAATTCCTGGTGGTCCTGTTAACTGTGTCCATGACGTTACTGACATACTCAGAGCAATGGTATTTAACCTCAAGTATGGTGGTACCAATATGCTTCAGTATGCATCTGAGTTCTATACCACATATTCTGGTAACTTGGATCATGTTACTAATGCTCCTACTGAGACTAACTTCATTATTAATAAAGCAAAAGAATATGCAATTCGTGCGATGAAGGGTCAGGTAATCAGTAATGATGCTGGTTGGACTGTAGATCAGAGATTCTATGATGCTGTCCCAAGACCTGTTACTTCATTGTTTAATTCTAATGAGGATGGAGTAATTGTATCTGAGTCTAATAATTTAGTTACTAGATCATTCAAAGCTGGTGAAGATAAGATCTCCACAACTGATAGTGGCACTGGTCTAGTAACTGATGAAGATGCAGTATTCCGTTGTATTGCTAAATTACCAACTAATCCTATTGATGGTGTTATCTGGGAAGCAGGTGGTACTGGTGCTGGTTCATACTTAGGTATTAGAGATAATGGCACATATTTAAGACTTCGTGCTGGTACTGGTGCTAACAGTTATGCTGGTGGTGCAAGTCATAGTGAAAGTGGAATGGCAATGCTTGACCTAACAATTGCAAGTCTATCAACATACTTTGATGGTGGAGATCATGAATTAGTATGGCAGATTACTGTTGGTGGTAACGTTACTGCTGGTAAGGGTGCAGTAAGACTTTGGATCGATGGTGTCCAAGTTGGTTTTGCTGAGACTGTTGGATCTGGATATACAGGTCTTTATGCAAGTCCTGGATTATGGGCTGGCACAAACTATTCTGGTTATGGTATCCAAGGTGGTACTTCTATCTGTGCTGGTGAGCCTTCTACCGTTAATACATTTACAGTTAATGTTGGTCCTGCTCCTACAATTGCTTATGATGTAACTCAGGCAGATTATGATTCATCTACTGGTGATTTAATCTTAGATGTTGGTGGACACAATCATACAGAGGGAACATACCTTAGATTGGTAACCAATTCTATTAACTTCACATGTGACATGGATGGTAATGCTTCAACGCATTCATATCCTAGATCAGGTGACCCAGCTGGTAACACTGCTGTAGAAGTATTAGAAACTTATGCTACTGAGTATGTTGCTACTGGTGCTGTTTATACACCTTCTTCAGGTATTATGAAATTGACTATTCCTGGTCATGGAATGTCAAGTCATACTACTCATACAGCAACTAATTCTTCATACGATCCTGATACTGGTGTATTAACATTAACTATTGCTAATCATGGATTTAGAACAGGTGAGCAAATAAGAATTGAAAATGGATCTATAATCTTTACTTGTGCACAAGATAATCACCAATCTAAGCATGGTTATCCTAGACAGAAAGATCCTGCTGGTGATCAGTGGTTATTAGTTGAGTCTATTGTTAATAAAGATATCTTTACTGTTAATGTAGGATCTACTCCTAAGGTTGAATATGATGTTTCTGGTGCTACTTACGATCAGAATACTGGTGCATTGCAAATGGATATTGGTCAGCATCGTTTCGTTGGTGCTTCTACTCATGTAGCATCCTTCGCTGAATATAATGCTGATAAAGGTACCTTAAAATTAACCGTAGCAAATCATAAGATTACTGCTGGTGAGCAAATTCAAATCATGCAGAATAGCATGACATTTACTTGCTCAATGGATAATCACTATAGTGATCACGTATATCCAAGAGCAACAGATCCTGCTGCTCGTGAGTGGTTAGATGTTGTTGAGTCTGATATTGAAGGTGGCACATTTACTGTTAACGTAGGTCAATCTCCAATTAAAGGTTTCACACCTACTGCTGCTACATTCAACTCTACTACTGGTGCTCTAACATTAACCGTTGGATCTCATAGTCTAGCAGTTGGCACAAATATTAAACTTGCACAGGAATCGTTAACATTTACCTGTGATATGGATGACCATTCTTCAAAACATAGTTATCCTAGAGATAAAGATCCTATTCATAATGAGCCTGTTACTATTACTGCTGTTACTTCAGATTCTATTACTGTTAACGTAGGCACAACACCAACTGTCAATTATAACGTCATTGCTGCTTCATTTGCTGGTGGCACTGGTCTTTTAAATATGACCCTTGATAGGAAGCATCAATTCCGCACAGAAAGTATTCATAGTATTTCTGGTGGATCCTATGATGGTCAGACTGGTTTAATGAGAGTAACCATTGCTGATCATGGATTCTCTAATGGAGATTACGTTAAGATTGCTGACGGTGGAGTAACATTCACTTGCTCAATGGACAACCATGCAACAACTCATGCTTATCCTAGATCAACAGATCAGATGAGTGGTAAGTGGATGGATGTTAGAAATTCTTCTAAAGATTCATTCGATGTATTTGTAGGTAGGACACCTGCTATTCCATTCGTCATTGGTTCTGCTACCTTTGATCCTACAACTGGTTTAATGGTTGCCAACATTGGTAATCATAACCTTAAGGCTGGTCATAGTGTAAGGTTATCTAAGGAATCTATAGTATTCACTTGCTACCTAGATGCTCATAACACTACTCATGCTTATCCTAGAGCAACAGGATCTAACTATGCTGGTGGTGCTGACCCATTCTATGACAAACCAATTAATATTCAGTCTGTAACTGACACCACTATTACTCTTAATGTTGGTGCTGGTGCTATTTCAGATCAGAGTGATCATATCTACATTCCTAACTCTGGAATGACTCCAACAAATGTTGGTCATAATCCAACTACAGGTATTATGACAATTACCGTTGCTGGTCATGGTATGGAAAATGGTGAGTATATTAAGATTCAGGATAATGGAATATTACTTACTTGTGCATTAGATGAGCATCAAACTACACATGCATATCCACGTCCTTCTGACCCTGCTTCAGGATCATGGTTGAAGGTTTCAAATGTAACTACTGACACATTCGATGTTAAAGTTGTAACTAATCCTCCACAGAGTGATACTTCTATCCACCTATTCTCAAGTGCTGTTGGTAATTGTATTACTAGATCACAGGTTGTAAGTGGTGGTGTTTATGATCATACATATTCAACTTCTACTACTAATTGTTTACGTCATGCTGGTGATAGTATCAAGATAGCAGATGATTCATTAGTATTCCGTTGTGATGAAGATGGTCAGTCAAGTGATCATGCTTATCCAAGATCTGCTACAACATCTCATACACCTAGTGAGGTAACTTACGATCCTAATATTGGACATCTTAAGTTTACTGTTGCTGGTCATAATTTCTTACCTTACTCATATGTTAAGATTGCAGATAACTCTTTAACATTCACATGTAAGAAAGATGCTGATGCAACTAACCACACATATCCAAGATCTACTGACCCTGTAAGTGGTAAGTGGATGATGATTCATGATGTAACTACAGATACATTTACTGTTGAAGTATTAGATGTTATTCCATCTACAAATACTACAATTCATTCATTTGTATCTGCTGATTCAAATTGCATCACCCATAAGAAAGATTACTTCTATGATACAAATGTCCCAATCCACGAAGTAGGTAAGACAGATCATACTCCTACAAATATCAGTTACAACCCTACTGGTGGTTGGATGCAAGTTACTATGACTAATAGTTTCTCTGATGCAACAACAATGACACCAA